AAAAAAAAAAAAAAAAAAAAAAAAAAAAAATTATGATTTGAAAAAAAGCACTAAAAGTGTTTTTTCTAAATTAATAAATTCATTTGATAGAATTGGAGATGAAGCAAAAAAAGATGCTGAACTATTAACAGAAGCAAGACATTTACTTTAATCTAATAGATTATTTATTTTTATAATATTTTATAATATTTTTTATACTATTTTATGCTTTTAATTTTAGTATATCATTTACATTTTCATATGATAATGAATCTGGATAATAAAGTAAATTACTAATCTCTCCACCAAATGTTTTATCATTCATTACATATAAATTTGATTTATTTGATTTAGGAATACCATCTAATTTTACTACCTTTACAATTTTTCCATCATAATATATTTCAACATTAGTTCCTTTAAAATTTATAGTAATATTTATATTTTTATTTATAGGTATATTTTGTAAATCATTATCAAAAAATTCTATATGTGTAATAGTTTTTGTAGTAGTAGTTGAATTATCACCTTGACGACTTCTATCTACCCAATTACCACCTGGCATATCTGTAATATAACAATCTTTAGTATTAGAATTACATTTTTCTACAAAAGCATGATTATAAAACCCATTATTTTTATTTGTTTCAATTTCAGTTGTTACGGAAATACGTAAATTATTTGTAAATGGTGCTAACCATACACCAATACATTGATTTGGAAAATCTTTTACTAAATTTTCCCATGATTGATAATTTACAAGTGTTCCATCATCAATAGATGTGCCTTTATGAAATATATGTCTCCAACTACCATAATTTTTATAAAAATCATAAATAGTTAAATTAAATGAATATGAAAAATGACCTAACATATATGGATTTGCAAATTTTAATCCAGATATATTTGTTTTTGTTTTTGTATAACCTACAATAATAGTTTTAGTAAAGTCTTTTTTATCATATTCAAATAATTTTAGTTCTTGTGGTTTAACCCAAGCATTATAATTTGAAGTTTCGTTTCTTAGTAAACCATTTTTTGTTCCAGAGCATATTTGTGATTTATCATTATAAGTAATACCATCACATATAATATCATTTTTACACATATCAATACATTCATTTATAGTATTTACTTGTTCTTTAAATAAAGGTTCATATAAATTTATATCTTCTCCATAAAAACTACTATTATTTTTTATTTCATCTTCTTTAAGTTTATTCATATAATTATACATAGCATATCCAACAAAAGAAAAAGCAACTATTATAATAGCACCTGTTAAATATAAATTGGAAAATATATTTTCAGGTTCTTTTTCATAAAAAGTGCTTTTATTTAATAATTTATTATTAACCATTTTATTATAATTCTTATTCTACTATAATTATATATTAAAAATAAATTAAATAATACTAAAAAATAAAAATTTAAAAAATAAAATTTATAATAATAATTTATTAAGAATTACTTAATTATTATCATTTGATTTTTTTTCAGGAGTTGTTTGTGCTCTTTTAAATGTAATATTGTCTGTATTTAAACTGCTACTCCTAACAAATTCAGCATTGTTATTATCACCGTTGTAGTCTCTACGAACTCCACCACGAAAACCACCACCACGAAAACCACCACCACGACCACGACCTTGATAACCACCACCTTGATAACCACCACGACCTTGATAACCATTACTTCCCTGAAAATTATTTTCACGAGGTTGTTTAGGCATTTCACACTTTAATAATTCATTATTCATAGCAGAAACATTAATTGCCTGTTTAGGATGCTTTTCATTATCTGTAATAGATACTTCACAATTTACATTTTCACCAGCAACTAAAAAACGATAACAAGGCTCTTTTGTATTGATATTAGATTGATGAACGAACATATCTACATTTTTATGCTCTCCTTCACTTATAACAGTAATAAAACCATATTTTTGTTTGCTATTAAACCATTTAACACAACCTGATACAACATTATTAGAAGCCATCTTATATGTTTAAATATTATAAACTTAAAATTTTATTTTAAAATAATACTATTCATACTATTATACTTATTTTTTAAATTATATTTTTTAGTTATTTTAATTTTATTTATTTTAATTTTATTTATTTTAATTTTATATGTATTTTTTTATTTTTATTTATATATAATAATTATAAAGTAATATTTAACATTATAAAGTAATATTTAATATTATGAATTATTTATTAAAATATTGTTGTTCTTTTATAATATTATTTATAATTTTATTTTTATACTGCCATGCTTCTAGATTAAAAACAATTAATAATGAGTTAAAAATATTACAAGTATCTGATCCTACATTTGATATTGCTTATGATTTATTTAGTAATAAACAACCTATTATTTTTCAAAAAGAATTATTTTTATGGAAAGAAATAAATACATTTATAGGTAAAGAATTAAATTATATTAATAATACTATTAGTAGTAATAAACAGATTAATTATTCTGAATATATTAAAAATAATCTAGATATATGTGATTTACCATTATCTTATGATTGGAATATTGACATTAGAAATGTTAATTTAAATGAAACTGCCTCTATTTTTTTTGTAAAACAAACAAATTATTTACAACTTATTGGATGTTTATCTGGTGAAATGAGAATTATTATTACCCCTCCAAATCAAAGCGATTTAGTAAAACCATTTATTAATATGGTATCAACTTATGATGCTACACAATTGTTAGATAAAGACCCTATTGAAATGAATTTTATAGAAATTATAGTTAGAGAAGGTAATATGATATATATTCCATATCAATGGCTTTATTTTATTTATAAAAATACTGAAACAAGTCAAAGTAGTCAAAGTAAAACTCATGAATGTGTTATTATTGATTGTATTAATCAATCTTTATTAAATTATTTGTAAATTTAATGTGTATAATTTTTAAAATTAATTACTTAATATAAAAATAAATTATACATAGTATATTATTCTCATCTTTATTAGAAATTAATAATGTCTTTAACATCTTTATCTACTTATGATGACTTGGAAAACTATTCTAAAACAAATAGTTCTACTTTAATAATTTTAAATTTTAAAGCCTTATGGTGTAGTCCTTGTAAAGCAATTAAATCTTTTGTCTCTTATTTAAAAGAACAATATACGAATGTTAATTTTTATGAAGTAGATATTGAAGACGAAGACACCGAAACAATTACAACTTATTTTAACATTAAAAAAGTTCCTACATTTATCTATTATAAAAATGGCACACTTTGTAATACTTTAATTGGCACTAATAAAGATAAGATTGAAGAATTACTTAATGAATATTTATAATTTATAATATATAAATAATTGTATAATTAATATAATTAGTTTTATTTTATTAGTTTTATTTTTTAAAATCTTTTATTACTTTTTATTATACTAAATAATAAATATAATGTCTAAAAAATCAAAACACCAGAAAGAATTAATTGAAAATAAATTAAATAATACTACAAAAGAATTAAATCAACTAGAGACAAAGTATGATACTCTTATATTAAACTTAAAAACACTTATATCACCTCATTTATTATTACAAAAACCATATTCAAATAAAACATTTAAGTTAAATACTACTTTACAAACTTTATTATATGAAAAAAACCAAGAGTATAATAATAATAATAATAATAATAATAATAATAATAATAATAATAATAATAATAATAATACTAATTATACTATTAGTAAATTAAATTATGAATATTTTAATACAGAACTTACCTTATTAGAACAAGAAAAACAAACTAATAAACAACTTATCTCTGGATTAACTAAAAATAATAATGAATTAGAAAATAATATTAGGTCAAGTAAAGATTATATACCTGATATACTTTTAAATAAAATAAAAAATGAAGAACTAATATTAAAAGATGAACTAGAAAGAATTACTATTGAAACAGAAGAAACACAAAAAATACATAAAATTACTATTAGTAAAGCATATAATAATAAAATTACTCTGGAGAATGATATTAACTTATTAAAATTAGAAATAAAAGAAAATAATTATAGTATGGAAGAGTTAAAACAATATTTACATTCATCTAGAAAAAATACATTAAGTCAATTAATTCAAAATAAACAATCTAAATTAAAACTAAATGAAGAAAAAATTAACAATATAAAAACAATAAATGATTATACTGAACAAATTAATAAGTTAAACCTACATAATAAACAACTAGAAGAATTTAAAAAAAATAGTATTGATATAGAATACAATACTAATAATATAGATTACAATACTAATAATGATATACTACAAAATACATTAACCGAATATCATACTAAATTTAATATAGATATAAATTTATCATTTACAGATAAAATAAATTATTGCGATGGTTTAATAGAATGTAATACAAATGAAATTAATTATATAACTAAAAAAATGAATAAATTTAAATTAATGAACGATACTATGCTAAATGAGATTACCACACTATCTTCTCAAAAAAATATAACTTATAAAAATGATTTTAAATATTATAAAGAAAAAAAGAAGTCTCTAGATATAAAGTTAAGTAATTTAATCTATACTTATAATAATTATGAAAGTATTGTTATAGATAAAATAAATAAAGAGTTTGATTTACATTATAATGAACTTACTAGAGATAAACTAAATGCTTATAAAAGACTTACTATAGTTAAAGAAAGAATAGAAAAAGAAAGACAAGAAACTATATTAAAAATGATAGATACTATTAATAATAATAAAATTACTATTAAACAGTCTGAGAATAATATAATTACTATAAGTCAATGTATTAAAGATTTACATTTTTATATAACAAATGAAAAAAATATTACAAAAGAAATAACTTCAATAACAGATACTATAAATAAATATAAATCTATAATTCAACATTGTAAAGAAGAATTAAAATTTATTAATTAATTAAGTATTTAATTAAGTATTTAATTATTTACCTTGGTGGTCTATCACCCCAGAAATTATCAGGCATATGGTTTGTAGCAGGGTAAGCACTTGTTCTTAATATTGCTTCTTGAGTTCTCGCATTTTTTTCAGGTTCACAATAAAACATGGCTGATGTTCTTGCTTTTTTAGTTGGTGGGGCAGGATAAGTTAGCATACGGAAAGGAACACCATCATCAATTTGAACGCTAAAATGTTTATCTTCTTGATTATCTTGACAAATTTTAAAGTTAATATGAGGAGGCACGTGAACGGTTCCTAAACCAGTATAATAAGAATTAGGATATTTCATATTAATTGTAAAATTATTATCAGTAATATTTAATACCCCTTTATTTGGTGTTCTATCGTAAGCAGTTAAAGCATTAGGGTAAGGCATACCAGAACCTGAGAAACTAGATCCATAAGTTGGTGGTGCTGCCGCCCAAAAATATAATTTAGAATTTACAGGGGCAACATTTTTTAATTGACCTTGAATTATTAAATCACCACGACCAGCATAACTTATATTACCATCACATAACTCTTTATTAAATGATATGTTTTGCATTTGATTCATTTTTTATTTCTTATTACAGTTTATTATTTACTATATTTATATAGTTGCTATTATTTATATATATTTTTATTATTTATATATATTTTTATTATTTATAAATATTTTTATTTATAAATATTTTTATTTATTATATTAAATGTATATAATTTTTTAATTATTAAATAAATATTGTAAAATATCTAATTTTAAAATATAAATTATAAATATTAATTTGAAGTAATTATTTAAACTTATAATTTAAAGTTATAATTTAAATCAATAATAGTAAAATAATACAACAGTGGTAAAATAATACAATATATTTATAAAAATGAATTTAAATATTAATAAATTAAGAAATGAAGTTGAAGAAAGAGAAAATAAAAAATATAAAACATTTGAGACTGTATTAGAAATGTGTTATAAAAAAATATTGAATATAAATAAACAAAATAATGATTATAATTGCACTTTTATTGTTCCTAATGTAGTTTTTGGATTACCTTTATATAATGTGGGTGAATGTGTTAGATTTATTATGGATAAATTAGTAGAAAAAGGTTTTGAAATTTATTTTGCTCCTCCTACAACTATAAATATATATTGGACACCTAAAAATTATAATAAAAGCAAAGTTTATAATACCCATAATATAACACACTCATTAAATAATATACCTAATTCTAATCAAGTTGTTGATTATTATAATTCTATACAACCACAAAATCAATTAATGATTAAATACACAGGACACGGTAATGGTCAAATGAATGAAAATGATGATAATTATAATGACACACAGAATTATAAAAGTGTAAAAACAAAAAAATCAAATCCTAAAAATATAGATTATAAATCTATAGATGATTATAAAAATACACACAATTTAATTTATGATAGTGATGATTTAGAATTATTTCAAAATAAAATAGATAATTTATTTTAATTAATCTTGTTATTTATTTTTATTTTATTTTTTATTATTTTATTTTTATTTTCTCATTGCTGAATAAATAACAAATGATAATAACATACCTACAATAATGTATAATATAATATCATACATATTTCTTTTTTGATATAAATTTAAATTTTCATCCATTTGATTTAATTTATTAATAATTGATAATAATATTTTTTCAATATGAACATCATTTTGTTTAATCATTTGATTATTTTCATTAGTATTATCTTCATTATCATTCTCATTATTTTCATATTCATTATTTTCGTTATCATTTTCATATTCATTATCCTCATTATCATAATCATTATTATTATTTTTACTATTTATATTTGAAAATTTACTTTTCTTTTTATTTTTTCTATTTTTCTTAATCTCAAATTTACGGTTAATAATACTATCTTCTTCACTTGTATTTTGATTTATTAAATTATCATCAAAGTTTTCTTGTTCATTATTTAAATGATTTCTACCAACACCCATAAAATTATTCATTAATTTTGATGTTTGAAAAGCATTATTAATATCTGTAAAATGATCTCCTGTAGTTGTAGGTTGAGGTTCTGTAGTTGTAAGTTGAGAACCTGACATTTTGGTTTGTTGTGTATGTTTTGATTTATTATCATAAATAGTCATAAATGAAGGTAATGGTTCTAGACCACCATAATTATTTAAAGGAGGCATTTGAGAAGATATATTCATAGTGACATCATTTGTATTTTTTACCATTTTAGGAACGCGAGGTTCTCTAGAATATTTAGAATTAATACCTCTTGTTAATTCTCTTGATTTAGGTTTATTAGGTTCATTTAAATTTAAATCATTCCCGCGTTGAAATACATTATCTGGTAATGACATATAAGCATTGTGTATATCGGCTTGAGATACTACTGGCTTATTTTCAAAATCTTGACCCGCCCACGCTTCTTCAATAGAACACATAAAATATAATTATTATTTAAGTTTATATAACTATATATATAATAATATAATAAAATTTATAAAATACTTAATTATAAATAATGAAAATTATAAATTAAATTATAAATATTTATTAAAAAATGTAAATATTATCAAATTATAATTAATAAAAAATAAATTATAATTAATAAAAAATAAATTAATACTATAATATAAGAAACTTATAAAATGATTTTTAATAAAAAAGATATTAATAAAAAAAACATTAAGTTATATTGTCATTGTTTTATTACAATTTTATTTGTCTATATTTTTATTCAATTTTTAACATTAAAAACTTCAAATAATGTTTATAAATTTTATAATGATTATATAATGAATAAATATTGCCTTATTTTATATATTTGTTTATTATTATTAGTTATGAACTATGATAAATATACAGGTATATTATTGTTTATATTAATTATTGGTCCTATTAAATGTTCTTATAAAGAATATTTTGAAGATGAAGAACAAGAACAAGAACAAGAACAAGAACAAGAACAAGAACAAGAACAAGAACAAAACGAAATTAATACATTTGTTGAAAACAATTTACTTGGTATTGATAATAGATTTAAAATGGATGATGTAAAGAAAGATGAATTATTGAGACAAATTAAAGCACAAATTAATTTTGACCCTTATAAAACTAATTTATCAAAGGAAGTTATTTATGAAATATATAATAAATATTTTGATAATGATGTATTTATAAAATTAAAAGAAATAGATAATAAAAGTAAAGACTATATTGCTTCAGGTAAATTTAACTATATACCTAAAGAAGATAAAGTTGATTATGATATAAAAACTTATGAAAATTTATTAAAAAATACTTCTATTGGTGTTAATAATTTAAATGATGTTAATAAAGCATTGTAATTAAAAATTATAATACATTATTATAAACTCTTAATTGCTTCCATTCTAGTTTTTAGAAGCGAATAACATATAAATCCTATAACAACAAATCCTACAGCAGGAACAAAAATAAGAAACATTAATATTGTTATTGCTATTGAGTAAACAAATCCATAAAATACAGAAGAATTATCTTTAAATTTATTAGCATATTTTTCTCCATAATCATAAGTTTTTTCTCCTGCCTTTTCGTATGTTTCGAGTTTTCCTAAACTAGATTTAACTGATGATGCTTTAGAAGATATTGAAGAACCCATTTTTTTAAAATCACCAGGCAGTGATGATCCTTCTCCCAATTTACCACCATTTAATACATATTCTTTTTTATTATTTACATTTATATTTAAATATGATAAATTACATTGATTTCCTATATATAACAATATTATTAATAATACTATAGAAATAATTCTTTTATATTTTAATAAAAATTTTTCTATTTTAATTAGTGTTGTATCATTTCCATTATATTTTATATTTTTATCAATTAAATAATTAATTATAATATCACAAATAGTTGTATAATCCATTTTTCTATTACTATACTAAATAAATATATTTAAATTTTTTTATTAAAGTTATATAATAATTTTATAAAATATAGTTATATATTTAAATTTATTAAAAATACATTAATTTATAATATAGCAAGTCTATTTAATAAACTCTTAATAACACAATATGTAATAATTATAAATATGATAACAGGTAATGATAATATTCCAACAATTGCTAATAAAAATAATGCTAATGAAAACATACTTGTTGTCATATTAAAAATATGATTCATATTTCCAAATACAGGATTTCTTCTTAAACTTTGTGCCATATTTTTTCTTATACCTTTTTTTTTACCATCTTTTTTTGTATTTTTAGTATCTGTTTCACTTACTGATGCATCTGTTGATGATGTTCCTTGAGATTTTAATGCTGCTTTTGCTTCTTTTGCTTCTGTTGTTGTTGTTGTTGTTGGTGCTGGATTACCCTCAGCCCCTCCATTTTGAATACCATTTTTTTTACAATAAGCATCCCAAGATTTTCCTAATGTCATTATGTCTGTAAATTGTGCTCCAATAAAAAGAGCAAATAGCCATAAAAAATATTTTTTATGTTCTCTTACAAATTTTTTTGTTTTTTCCCAATCTTCTTTAAGTAATAGTACCAATTCATCCGCAAATTCAGATAATTCTTCAAATAGTGATTTACTCATTTTTATAATTCTAGTTATATACTATTATATAATATTATAATATCAATTTATCAATTTATCAAATTATTTAATATTATAGTATATAATTAAACTAATTATTAATAAAATTTATAATTAAAGTAATTATTATTAAAATAATAATTATTAAAATTTATAATTAAAATAATAATTAATAAATTTTATAATTAAAATAATAATTATTAAAATTTATAATTAAAATAATTATATTTAAAATTTATAATTGTAAAAAATATATTATATAATTATAATATAATATTATATAATAATTAATAAAAAAAAATGATTAATATGATAGATATTAAAATGTGCTGTTGTATTATAATTGCTACATTATTTTTAGTATTTCCTGATACTATATTAACTACATTTCCAATGATTAGAAATTTATTTAATAATAATGTAAATTATATTTTACTTATCACTCTTGTTATTTTAACATTATTCATAGATTTACATTGTGGAATTATATTTGCTCTTGCTGTTGTATTTATGTCTATATATATTGATACTAAAAGAAAATATTCACTTGTAATAAATAAAAATGATACAAATACTAATAATACAATAAACACTAAATCAATGACTACTAACGCAATGACTACTAACGCAATGACTACTAACGCAATGACCACTAACGTAATGACTAATAATATAAATAATAATAAAGTTAATAATAATAAAGTTAATAATAAAGTTAATAATAAAGTTAATAATAAAGTTAATGATGAACGTAAAGTTAAATTTATTGAAGAACCTAAAGTTATTAACTCAACTGATAATATTATTCGTAGTGATTCTGAATTTATTTATGATACTACAAAACCATTTCCTAATAATAACATTAAACCTTTTCAACACAATAGTGAAACTAGCACTGCAACTATTGTTTCTAACAATACTAATAATGTTAATGGTGTTCAAGACATTGTTGATAATGAATGTCAAAATGATTTTTTAACTCAAAATGGTCAGCCAGATCGTTCTGGATATGATATTAATGGTTGTAGATATGATATGAAAAATAGCCCTCAAAATTTAACTAAATATGGACCTCCTTTATCTCATTGTGGAACTTACAATGTTGATAAATTAACATCTTGTGGCACTCTATTTTATCCTCTTAATGCTTAAATAGTTGTATTTTATTAGTATTTAAAATTTTTATTATTATTTATATTTTTTATATTTTATTATTTTTTATTATTCAAAATTAAAATTCTAAATTAATAGTATATAAATTATAAAAAAATATATAAAATAGTAATAGTAATATAAATAAATAAAAATGTCATCGGGATTAATGGGCGGTGCCTCTATGGCATCCACAGCACCTTTACCCACAGGTAATGCTACAATGTTAGCAATGGCAACAATGGGTCTCAGTGGTAATAAATATATTTTAGGTTTAATGATATTATTAATTAATATTGGAGCACGTTATATTGGAAATGAAGTTGGAGATTTTATGCATAAAGTATTAAATCATAAATTCTCTAGAAGATTTCTTATATTTTTAGTATTATGGATGGGGACACGTGATTTAGTTGTTGCTGGGGTAATAACAATAACATTTATATTTATAGTAACAACTATATTTAATGAACATAGTGATTATTGTATTTTACCTATTGATAATACATCATCAATAACGAAAGAAGATTATTTAATGGCAAAAGAACTTGTTTCTAAA